TAATTTACTTATGGGGACACCGCAAAGTTTAATCGCCGGTGGAATTATTGCAGCAGCACTCTCTAATAACTCAACAGGAAGTATTAGTGCAATAGGAAATTCTTTGACTTCATCTATTAAAAATATTGGTACTAATCCTGCAAGTTTACTAGATACTACTAAAGGCGCAGCCGCAGCAGCATTTTCAGTTATAGTTAGTGGTCTTCCTTTATTACAATCAGGAAGACCGCAGAACTTGAAAGAAATTGCTGCTACAGCCGCAATTGGTGCTGCACTAGGTGGACCTACTGGTAATTTAAACAGAATAATTAGTGGAGCTTCGGGAAATGCAGTGTCTAATGCATTGCGAGATTCTTTGGGTGTCAGTGCATCTAGAGTTATTGGGGGAACAGTGGCAGCAGTTGTTTCTGGAACAGCAACTGCTAATAGTGTAGACAGGGCACTTACTGGGGCTGTGGGAAGTGCAGTATCTACTGCATTGAGTGGCCGCGTTGGCGGTGACGCGGCAAGAGTTATTGGAGGATTAGCCACTACATCTATTTCTGGAACAGTAGCAGGTGCTATAAACAGAGCCAAAACAATACCTGGATCTGCTACTGGGTTGTCAGGAATACCAGGTGTCGATAACGCCATATCATCAGTTGTAACCAATCAATTAAGTTCTTTGAATCAAATTCCAGGAACATCTCATGTTGCAGAATTAATTAAAGAAAAATCTATACCTAATTTATCGTCGATAGGAACTAACTTACCTAACAATTTGGGTAGTAACTTATTAAGTGCAGCGAATAACTTAAAAGGTGGGCTAACAACCGAATTAAACAATCTTGCTGCTGGAAAAAATAGTTTAGCTGACTTGGCTGCATTAGGTCTTCCACCGTCAGCAGCCGCTGCACTTAATTCAGCTATAAGTTCAATAAGTTCAACTGGAACTGCTGACATAAAAATGCCTATCGCAGCACTTAACACAACAAATCGTAGCGAAATAACAGCACAGTTAACTGCACAGTTGGGCAATCCTAGAATACCTGCGCCAAACTTTTCGGGAATATCAATTGCTGATATAAATGCTCAAACAGTTGCACTAGAAAAAACCACTGCTGCTAGGAAAGTTAGACGAGCAGAAATCACACAGCAACTAGAAGTTGAAAAAGCCACACTTATGCAAATACGAAAAGAATATCAAGATGCTATTGATTCTTACCCACCGGGTGATGAAAAAATAGTAGAACTTAGAGAAAAATATTATGCGCAAAAAGAAAAAGTGCAAAAAACTATTGATAAATTTTTAGATTGATATTTTGAATTAATTAACAATAAATATATTATGCCTACATATATCGGTTTCAGTACAATAAACGCGAATAAACCCAGATCAACTAATGTAATGCCGGGAATTGACGGTGGTACGGGTTCAACAATTTCACCAATTAACTATGGTAAAAAATATAGAGCAGTTGATGAAAAGTTAATTATTCAAGATTTTATAAATGCTTTAAACATACAACAGGGTCAAAAAGTTGGAAAACCAGATTACGGAACCACATTGTGGTCATTTGTATTTGAACCTAACACAACTGATGTTCAATTTCAATTACAAGACGAAATTAGGCGAGTGGCTAGCGGTGATCCAAGAATGATAATCAATTCTGTTAAAGCTTATCCTAAAGAAAATGGAATTCTAGTGGAAATAGAACTAGCTGTTGTGCCATTTAATAGAGCACAACTTTTAAATGTATTTTTCAATAATTTAACAAATTCAGCTACTATACAGTAATTTCTTAAAAACCAGTGTTTTTAGGTATGATAAATACATAAAAGAGAACACATATGGCAACCAGTAGCAGACAAAGCGCATTATTTGGCATAAACGATTGGAAAGCAATATACCAGACTTTCCGCGAAGCTGATTTTAAAAGCTATGATTATGAAACTTTGCGTAAAAGTTTCATTGATTATTTGCGCGTTTATTACCCTGAAACATATAACGACTACATAGAAAGCTCAGAATTTATTGCGTTACTAGATGTAATTGCATTTATGGGCCAAGGTCTTGCTTTCCGTAACGACTTAAACACTCGTGAAAACTTTATTGATACTGCTGAACGCAGAGATAGTGTAATAAAACTTGCTGATTTGGTAAGTTATACACCAAAAAGAAACTTAACCGCTGAAGGATATATTAAAGTAACAAGCATTCAAACTACTGAAGATGTTACTGACATTAATGGTTTTAATCTAAGCAATATTCCAATTTTATGGAATGACCCAGCAAACCCAAATTGGTTAAATCAATATAATACTATTATTAATAGTACACTAATAAATGCTCAACGAATAGGCCGCCCTGGCAATAGTCAGCAAATTTTAGGTATAAAAACAGATGAATATTCAATGAATATTCCAGCAGATAACTTGCCTATAGTTCCTTTTACTAGTGTAGTCGATGAACAAACTATGAATTTTGAATTGGTAAGTGGTACTAGTTTAGATAAAGACTATGTTTATGAAATACCACCTGCCCCATCGGGAACATTTAATATTTTATATAGAAATGACAAATTAGGTTATGGTAGTCCAAATACAGGATTTTTCTTTTATTTTAAACAAGGCTCATTACAAAGCTATGATTTTAATTTAGAGCAACAAATTGCAAATCAAGTAGTAGATATAGATATTCAAGGTATTAATAATACAGATACTTGGTTATATCAACTTAATACAGATAACACAGCGGCAGTATCAAGACTTTTATGGAAACAAGTTGAAAATGTATATGCTGATGCATATCTTCAAACTGAAGCAAGTGTTAGAAAGATTTTTTCAGTAGTATCAAGATTTAACGATCAAGTAAGTTATACATTTGGTGATGGAGTATTTTCTGAAATTCCAGTTGGAACCTTTAGAGCGTATGTTAGAGCAGGTAATGCACTTACATACACTATTGATCCTTCTGAAATGCAGGGATTAAATGTTACAATAAATTATATTAGTAGGTCAGGACGAACAGAAGCTCTCACATTAGGTCTAGCATTACAATTACCAGTGTCCAATGCACAAGCAAGAGAAACTTTAGCAAATATAAAACAAAGAGCCCCTGCCCGATATTATACTCAAAATAGAATGGTAAATGGTGAAGTTTATAATAACTTTCCATATACTCTTTATAGTTCAATTATAAAAAGCAAAGCAATTAATAGAAGTTCAATAGGCGTAAGTAAAAATTTAGATTTATTAGACCCTACAGGAAAATATTCCAGCACCAATTCTTTTGCAAACGATGGCGGTTTATATCAAGATGACAGTAATGGTTTTGCTGGCTTCACCGTCAATAACAACAATGATATAATTACATTCTTAACAGATAAATTAGGAGCTTTATTATCTGAAAATAGAGCAAGACAATATTATCTTCAAAATTATCCTAGATACCCAGTTGATTCTTCAACTGGTGACGGAACCGTATATTGGAATGAAACAACAGTTGATGCCAATAGTATTACTGGATATTTTTACAATATAGTTGACAACATTTCTACTCCTATACCAGCAGGAATGTTTAACAGTAACAACATGAAATATGCCACTAAAGGTGCTATGATTAAATTTGTAGCGCCATCTGGGTTTTATTTTGATAGTAATAATAGATTGGTTTCAGGAATAGCAACACCAAGCAATATAACTTCGATTTGGACAACTGTGTTAAATGTTGTGGGTGATGGATATAATAATGGAGAAGGTAATTTTTCTAATGGTTCTGGACCAATAACCTTAAATCAATTTATACCCACAGGGGCCATCGTTAATACAATAATTCCAGTATTTGACAACACACTTTCTTCTACTGTTATAAATGAGTGTATATTTAGAATTGAGTTTAATCAAGATTTCTCTTTAGTTTTTAATAATTCTCTTTCTATAATACAAGATAGATGGTCCGTTGAAGCGTATGATGCGACTAATTGGTTTGTTAACTTTGAAAGTTTAGGTAACAACATATATAATGTTGAGTATCGCTCATTAGCATATTATTTTGGAAGTGTTTCTGATTTGCGATTTACATTTGAATCAGATAAGTTAGTTTATGATCCATTTTCAGGTGTTGTGTTACAAGACTTTGTTAAAGTATTAGCAACTAACACACAATTCAATTCTAATTATCCCTTAGCATTACCGGTAACTGCAAGCATTATTGGACAAACTGTAGCATCTGATGGGTATGTTAATGATTTTGAAGTTGAAGTAGCAAGCATCGATGTAAATGATAGAACCTTAGTTAGTAATCCAGATTTCTTCACACAAGTAACTGGTTATTCTTCAACTGGGACAAATGTAGGAGTGTACACATTCTTTGTAAGAGTTGAAGATGCAGTGTCTTTGTCTAGATTACAATTATTACCAACTAATAGTATAGCGTATTCTTATGCTACCAAAGGACAGATTGAGGTAGTAAAATATGAATATCCTGAAAATCAAATATTTTATGCTTTTACTGAAGATAAATTTTATCAAACTATACAGGATCCAACATCAATATCACAATTATATATTGTTACAGAATTAACAAATTATTTTATGAAGCCTGGCAGACAAGGTCTAGCTTTTCAATATAGACACAATTCTAATAACACAACTAGAATTGATCCTGCTACAACTAATATTATTGATTTGTATTTGGTTACTCAATCTTATTATACCTCATATCAAAATTATATTCAAGATTCTACAAACACAATTCCCGAACCTGAAAGACCAACTATCAATGAATTAAATCAAGCATATGGTACATTGCAAAATTACAAAATGTTAAGTGATAGTTTAATTCCAAATAGCGTAATTTTCAAACCTTTATTTGGAAATAAAGCAGCACCTGCACTAAGAGGAACAATTAAAGTAATCAAATCAAATACTACTAATGCTAGTAACAGTGAAATAAGAAGTGCAGTTTTATCAGCAATGAATACATATTTTGATATTAATAATTGGGATTTTGGAGACACTTTTTACTTCTCGGAGTTGACTGCATATCTTCATGACCAAGTAGGTGAATTGATAAACTCAGTAGTACTAGTTCCAAATGACCCAACACAATCGTTTGGTGACTTGTATGAAATAAAAGCAGCACCTTATGAAATTTTTGTTAACGCAGCAACTGCAAATGATGTAGTAGTTATCGCTGCGCTTACACCCGCCGAATTACAAATAAGATAAGTAATAATATAATTACAGAGAAAAGAAGATGACAACAAGAATCAGAACTTTAAATTTTCTACCAGACATTTTTAAAACACCTACTAATGCACAATTTTTAAGTGCAACTTTAGATCAGGTGGTACAACAACCCAGAAATGAAAGAATCGAAGGATATATAGGTAGTAAGTTTGGTTATGGTATTAATGCTAAAGACAAGTATGTAACAGAACCTACTAAAACACGAACCGACTATCAGTTAGATCCTGGTGTTGTTTTCCTTAAAACTGATACTGAGACTGCAAAAGATTTTATTAGCTATCCTGGAATTATCGATGCTCTTAAGCTAGAAAATGGAATCACCGGTGACAATAGTAGATTATTTGAAAGTGAATTCTATTCATGGGATAGTTTTACAGATTTAGATAAGATAATCAATTTCCATCAATACTATTGGGTACCTAATGGCCCAGAAGCTGTTGTTGTTTCTACCGATACTATTTTTAATAATGTAAATTATATAGTAACTTACACTCCCAATGGATATGTTATCTCTGTTGAAGGAGATGTGGGTAGTAATATTAACCCTAATATAACATTATTGCGTGGTGGCACTT